GGAATGTATAAAAAATAACCCTTGGGATAAAGTTAAGCGTCTAGATAATTTCATTGAAACTATAAAAGCAAAAAATCCTGTGTCTGCAAAAAATCTTATAAGAACATGGATGATAGCCGCTATAGCAGCCGCTCATAGCGAAAATGGATTTACCAATCATGGTGCTCTTGTTTTACAGGGAGAGCAGGGGATAGGAAAGACAGCGTGGGTGAAATCCCTTGATCCCATTAATTGTGGGGCCATAAAGGATGGGGCTATTCTCGACCCTGAAAGCAAGGATTGTATTATCAGTCTTTCCCAATACTGGATAGTTGAGATCGGCGAATTGGATGCTACTTTTAAAAAAGCGATTGCCCGTCTCAAAAGTTTTATTACAAGCTTTATTGATAGCATTCGTCTTCCTTATGCCAGAAAAGAACAAAAAAGACCTAGACGAAGCGTTTATATAGCAACCGTTAATGATTCCAATTATTTGCTCGATGATACGGGTAACCGGCGATGGTGGACAATTGAAGCGATTTCCATCAATTACGATCATGGTTTTGACATGAAACAGGTATGGGCCGAGGCTTACCAAGAATGGAAAGACGGAGCAATTCCATATCTTTCTACTGATTTGCAGAAATCCGTTGATGAAGCAAATAAGGAACACGAACGAATAGATCCTCTTACTGAAAAACTTCTTTCATTTTATGACTGGAGCTCTCCCCCTAGAAAATGGAGAACATGTACCCAGATTCTTGAAGAACTTGGTTATAAAAATCTTACAAGAGCAGATGCTACTAGAATTGGTACACTTTTGAAGCAAATTAATGGAGTACATGGAAAGCGTGCGAATGGAATCACAAAGCATGAAATCCCCATCCATATTCAAACAAATTAATCTTTTTCAGTGCAACCATAGTGCAACCATATTTTATGGTGGTTGCACTTGCCCAAAATCATATGGCATATACCTTGAACTACTACAGTGCAACCTAGTGCAACCTATATTCATAGTAGAACTAATATATAGGGGTAATAGGGGTAAATACATTAACATAGGAAAAGGGGATGCACTGGATGCACTGGTTGCACTGTTTTTTAGGGAATATCCATCATGGATGATATAATTTTTATCAATAAACGACAAAAGATATATTCTTTAATCAAAAAAGTTTCAGATTATTATGGGGGGGATGCACTGGATTTTTTAAGATCGTACGCTAAAGAACAGGTTGCACTGTATGAAAACGACTTACAGGTTGCACTGGATTGTTTTCTTGATCTGGAAAGACAAATTGACGAAAAAGTGAACAAAATGATATTGTAATTGATGTTCCACGTATAACATTGGGAATCGATATGGATATCGAGAAAAGGTTTGAACAGAGAAGTAAGAAGTATCGAAAAAAATACTTTTCACTCATGAGCCAACTCTACAAGGATGTAGATAATGAAACCAAGGATGGATGTATTAAGCGAGGATCAGGAACAGGCGAAACTTTGCACTTGGATGACCAGAAAGGGAATAAGATTTTTCGCAATACCTAATGGCGGACAAAGAAACCTGATAGAAGCCGTCAAATTTAAGCGTTGTGGCGTCCAAGCTGGAATACCCGATCTATGTATACCTATACCGTCAGGATCGTACCACGGGCTGTTTTTGGAGCTTAAACGGACTCAGGGTGGAAAGGTGTCTGATGCCCAACTTTACTGGTTACGCTTTTTGAGAGCGGAAGGATATTTTGCAGATGTTGCTCATGGCGCTGATGAGGGGATCAAAATTGTTTCAGAATATCTTGCACTCAAGATTAAAACTGATTAAAATGTAATCGTTTTGATAGATAATTTTCCTGTATGTAAAACCTCGTTATATATTGTTTGCCCCCTACTTCTAGTCGGGGGCTTTTTTTTCAATGGATGAAAAGCATGGTCATAAGTAGATGTTGTCAGGATAAAGTGTATACTGTTTGTGCAAATGAGGGGGTAATGTTTTACAGGTGCTGTAAATGTGATAGGCCAGCTGATACGATTGATTCAACCGATCAATCATGGATGGACGAATATGAGCCCAGAGGCCAGACAAAAGTTAAGACAAATGCTACTGCGGGATGAGAAATATTCCCAATACCCCTATGTCGATACAACCGGTCACCTAACCATTGCGATAGGTCAAAATATATCCCCAACCGGAGATGGTATTTCTTTGTCATCAGCACTATTCATTCTGGATGAGCAAATATCCTCTCTGTATGACAAGATGTGTCATTTCTTCCCATGGTTCATGGCACTCAATGATGCAAGGCAGTCTGTTTTAGTTGCAATGACATTTAATCTCGGGTTTCCCGGATTTCTTAAATTCCATGACATGATCCGCGCCCTCGAGAATGGTGATATAGATGAAGTGGTAAAAGAAATGATCAACAGTAAATGGGATACACAGTTGCCGGAGCGCGTGACTCGTTATGCGAATATTATGAAGACGGGTGAGATTTGATATTGTCACTTTATTAGTCTAAAGTGTCGTAATTGAATATTAAACACCACGGATGGTTAGCCATTCGGGGGTTTATGATTAAATTTGAGAATAAAACTAATGGACGTTATTACTATCTGGATGTGGAAACTGATATTTTTGGCGATAACATGCTTAGCGTTACTCGTGGTGGTCGTTTTAATCGCGGTATTAATTATGCAGTTCTGGCAGGATCTCTGGACGCCATTCACCACAAGATTCAGGAAATAACCAAAATCAGGCTAAACAGAGGGTATACATTGGTGGATTGATAGCGCATAATGTGAACATATTATTGCAAAGGAATTGCAAATGGCTTTTACCTTCAGGGCTGGACGACCTCTCACACTCAATGAGGATATGATCGCATATCTTTGTTCCTTCGTTCATGGCAATCATTCTGTTAAGCAAGTTTCACGCCTTTCAGGTGTCGCAAATTCCACAATTGATGAATGGCTAACTCGCGGAGAAACTGATCGAAAAATCGGCAAAGATTCAATACATGCTCAATTTTCGGAAGAATTCGATCGCGCAATAGGCAAAGAAGTCAACTATTTTCTCACTTATATGGCAAATATGGGTAGCTATCAGTCTGTTAGTTGGATGCTCGAGAAATGTTATGCCGAGGATTATGGACATGAGGCCCCTCAAATGAAGGAATTAAGAGAATTATTTAAACTCTCTCAAGAAATGAAAGGATTATCCAATGGATCCGAAAAAGCCAAAGCTAGCCACTCCGAAGCCAAAGAAACGCAAGTTTAATCCTGACGTCATACCTGTTCAGGCGAAGACCTATACCACTGTTCATAGAACCCTACGCGGTTTAAGGAAATAATCATGAATGACTCAACAGATCTACGTATACCATCACTTGAAATGAAAGGCGGATTAGAAGCTGATGTGCGTTATCCAGCTAAATACATGCATGCCCCCGAATCACAACATCCCTCAAAAGCTCCATCCAGCGGTAAAGAAATGCCGAAGGGAACAGAATGCATGCGCATCACAATGGGTCGATAAGGTTGATAATGTAACTGTGTAGGGTTGGAAAATGGATTGTCCCAGCTGCAAGTGTCCAGAGACACGCGTACTTGAATCAAGGCATGACAGACATGACAATATCAGACGCAGACGTCAGTGCTTGAATTGCGGATTGCGTCTGACGACTGATGAGCATGTGCGTATTCCAAGGAAGAAAAAGGAATTGATGGGTGCGCCAATCGGATCTTAGTCTTAAAGCCATGATTGGTGTCCTAAGGGAACAAATGGATAGCTATAACAGGCGGTCTCAACAACACATTACGTTTGAGAAAGAAAGGACGATTATTCATGCGGGCGAGCAAGACAAAGTTTACATCCCTACTACTACTGGCAAACTTTTTCACGCTTCTAATGGTTTTGTTGATCTTGTCATTGGCCCTTATGGGAGTGGGAAATCAACGATGTGTGCGCAGCGAATCGTCGAGTCGTCTTGTCGTATGCCCAGATGGGATAGCGGCCAACGCAGAACAAGATGGGCCGTGGTTCGAAACACCAGTGGAGAATTAAACTCAACCACTCTCCAGACATGGTTACAATGGTTCGGTGATCTTGGAACCATCAAGAAGCGTCAGAAACCATTGCTGATGTATGAACATGAGTTCAATGATGGTGAGGGTATTGTAAGGCTTGAATTGATATTCATCGCATTGGACAGACCAGATGACGTTAGAAAAATTAAGTCTCTTGAACTCACAGGGGTATATCTCAATGAGTTATCAGAACTCCCTCAAAATGTATTATCGCATTTCAAAGGGCGAGTTAACGGTCGCTTTCCTAGTCGATCGTTTTGCCCCGAGCCTTACTGGTCGGGCATTATTGCAGACACTAATCCGCCAGATGAAGACCATTGGATATTCAGAGACTTTGAACGGGATGTCACCCCAAGCTATCATGTATTTCAT